CTAAGGAAGAATTACTGGCAATGGCATATGATTTAATTAAAGATAAAATACCGCAAATTCCTAACGTATTTTTCATACCACCAACGATACAATTCAGTTTTCAAACAAATATAATGATTAACCCATTTGTTAATGTGGCTAAAACCCATTTAATGGGAGCTAGTGGTATAATGTCGGTTATGTCACAATATCCTCCACCCGCTCCACCCGCTCCAGCTATATTGAATTGGAATGGGTATAAAATCGTAGGATAATACAATTGTATTAAATTTATTCTTTCAATATTTATTATAAACATACACACATTACTATGGATTCAAAATTATTAGTAGGTTTAATTAAGGAGGTTGTTAAAAGTGAAGTAAAACAACAAGTTAAAGAAGAATTAGCTAAGTTAATTAAATCTGGTGCAGTTACATTAAACTCACAAAGAAAAACAACATCTCCCTCAATGAGAGAGATGGCGGAAGTTACATCTACGCAAGTTAGAAAACAACAACCAATTGTACAACAGCAAAGACCTCAACAATCTCAAAAGGAATTTACAAAAGACCCAATGATTAATGAGATACTTAATATGACACAACCATTTACTTCCGAACAAAGAAAAGAAGGTGCACAAGCGGTGGGTAGTGTGTTAGATATGATTAAACCAGAATTAAGAGTTGATGAAAGTGAGTGGGAAACAATGGATTTTAGAGAGGTAGATGTACCATCTAATATTCCAAACTTTGAATCAACTGGTGATGGATTACAAGATGCTACGATAAAAGCATTGACGAGAGATTATAGAGAATTAGTTAAAAGATTTTAATAAATGGCAATAGAGATTGGTAGAGTAAGTACTAAGGATTTAACGAGTAATTCTTATAAATCATTAGGAATTGGGATAAATAGACGTTCCGATTCTAATGGTATTTTTGCTACAAACTATACCACTATTAAGCAGACTAGAGATAATTTAATAAATCTGATAATGACCCGAAAGGGTGAGAGGGTAATGCAGCCCGATTTTGGATGTGATATACATAGATTAATATTTGAACCAATATATGGCGAAGATATTAAGGATAGAGTAATCGATGCAATTGAAGATGCAGTAGCTATGTGGATGCCATTTGTATCAATAAACGATATAGAATTTCCATTCGATGATAATGATATAGATAATAATAAAATAAACGTTTCTATAAAATTTTCATTAAGATTAAATCCTAATATATCAGAAACAATAGAAGTAACGATAAATCAATAATAACAAAATGGCCATCAAACCTTTAAATAAGAATTGGGGTAGTAATAGAGAACTAACATATGTTGGTAAAGATTTTGCTAGCTTTAAGCAAAATTTAGTAGAATTTACAAAAACATATTTCCCAAACCAATATTCGGATTTCAATGAAGCATCTCCGGGTATGGTATTTGTAGAAATGGCAGCCGCTATTGGAGATGTTTTATCATTCTACCAAGATACACAATTAAAAGAATCAATGTTATCTCATGCTACTGAGCGTAAAAATGTGATAGCATTAGCACAATCAATGGGATACAAGCCGAAGGTAACAACTCCGGCTGTTACAACTCTAACTGTTTATCAATTAGTTCCATCAATTAGTAATGGAGTAAATCAATATTCACCAAATCCATCTTATTTTTTAAGAATAAAAGATGGTATGGAAATAGTATCAACAACTAATCCAAATATTATATTTAGAACAACCGATTCTGTTGATTTTTCAAATGAAACTGATAGGGAGATAGATGTTTACGAAAGAAATACTGCTACGGGAGAACCAACTTTTTATTTAGTTAGTAAAAAAATAAAAGCAATTTCTGCTAGAGAAAAAGATACGACTATTACATTTACGGATACTACCGATTATCCTGTTGCAACTATAAATGAAACAAATATAATAGGAATAACATCGGTAGTAACGGATGATACAAACGCTAAATGGTATGAAGTTCCATATTTAGCACAAGAAAGTATATTTGTAGAACAACCCAACACAGAATCAAACGCCGGCGGATTAAGTGGAGAATCGAACACAGTACCATATATTTTAGAGGTACAAAAAGTACCACGTAGATTTTCAACTAAAGTAAATTCTGATAATACAATAGATTTACAATTTGGTAGTGGTGATGTAACTATGAATGATGAGCAAATTTTACCAAACCCTAAAAATATAGGATTGGGATTAGCTAATTCAGTACAAAGATTAAATCAGGGGATTGACCCATCCAATTTTCTAAAAACAAATACTTTTGGAATAGCTCCATCAAACCAATCATTGAATGTAAAGTATTTAGTTGGTGGTGGAGTTGAATCAAATGTAAATTCAGGCGATTTAACTACTATATCCAGAATAGAATTTGAAGAAGATTTATTATCAGTAGATAATATAGTAACCTATTCTCAAATAAAAAGTAGTGTAGCAGTTGAAAATTTAGAACCAGCTATTGGTGGTAGAGGCGCAGAATCAATAGAAGAAATTAGACAAAACGCATTAGGAGTATTCGGTTCTCAAAATAGAGCAGTAACTAAACAAGATTATATTGTAAGAGCATTGAGTATGCCAGAACGATATGGCAGTGTTGCTAAAGTATATGTTTCGCCCGATGGTGAGATTGATAATAATTCACCATCATCTATATTAGCTTCTCCAAATAATATTGCAGAATTCGTAGGTGTAGTAGAAGGATTGCAAAATAAATCTAAATTAGAAATTCAAACTGAATTAGTAAAATATTTAACACAAAAGAAAACATCGATTGCAGAAGTTAATAATCCATTTGCAATTAATATGTATATATTAGGGTATAATGGTGATAAAAAGCTTACTCAAATAAACCAAGCGGTTAAACAAAATCTTAAAACGTATTTGGGTGAGTATAGAATGATGACAGATGCCGTTAATATCATAGATGGGTTTGTAATTAATATAGGCGTTGATTTTGAAATAATATGTTATCAAAATTATAATAAAAGAGAAGTATTATCATCTTGCTTAACCGAAATGCAAAACTACTTTGAAATAGATAATTGGACATTTAATAAACCAATTAATGTTTCTGAATTAGAATTAATATTAGCAAATGTGGAAGGTGTAATGAGTGTACCATCAGTAAAAATATCAAATATTTGTAAAAGTGATGGTAATGAAAATTATTCACCAAATAGATACAATATCGATGAAGCAACTAAAGGTAAGATAATATATCCATCTTTAGACCCTTGCATTTTCGAAGTAAAATACCCTAACAAAGATATAAAAGGAAGAGCTTTATAATATGCATAAATTATTCACATCATCATTCGATGCCAGTATCTACCTACAACAACCCGAACAAAACGCAGGTAGAGATGAGATATTAGAGGTTGGTAAACTTTATTATGGTTCTACTAAAGATATAGCTAGAACTTTAATAAAATTCGATGTAGGCAATATGGGAATACCATCTGGCTCTATTGTTTATTTAAACTTAAAATCATCTCAAGCGGAAGAAATTCCATTGGAATACACAATCCATGCTAATGCCGTTTCTCAAAGTTGGACAATGGGAACGGGTACTAAATTTGATAATATAACATCGGATGGAGTTAGTTGGTATTATAAAAATGGAACTGATAAATGGATGGATTATGTGGCAGTACCAAATTCATATGTAAGTGGTTCTGATACGGGTTCTATATCAAATGGTGGTGGTGGTACTTGGTATACCGCATCTATGGCATCCCAATCTTATAATTATGAAGAAGCTGATATCAGAATGAATGTAACTGATATAGTCAATCGATGGTTAAGTGGGTCTATACCAAATAATGGATTTGTTGTACATCATACATTAGAAAACGAAGCAAATGGATTAGATTACGGTGTATTGAAATTCTTTTCTAAAGAAACTAATACCATATACGAACCAAAATTAGAATTAGTTTGGAATGATTTTTCTCATAATACGGGAAGTTTAGCACCAACAACGGGTTCTGCTGAAGATGGATATAAAGTTGTACTTACAAATTTAAAAAATAAATATCCGGCAAACGAAACTATTAAGATTAGAATAAAAGCTAGAGATGCATATCCATTAAAATCTTTTGGAACAACATTTGCATACGACCAAGCAAAGTATTTACCAATAGCATCATACTATCAATTAGAAGATTATAAAACGGGTGAAGTAATATATCCATTTGGTGAATATACTAAAATAAGTTGCGATTCAACATCAAATTACTTTAATGTTAGTTTAAATACATTACCAATCAATAGAACTTATAAATTAAAAATTAAAATTATTGAAGATAGTATTTCAACCATCATAGATGATAAATTAATTTTTGAAATAGAATAAAATGACAGCATTAGAGGCGATTGCACAAAAATTAGATGAAAAAAGAAAATCGGATTTAGAATCAATACTATCTATCTCTGGCTCGCAAGCTATTGCCAAAAATCAATATGGTGTTACAGTAGTTAATGAAAATAATATTGCATCATCTTTAGTATTTAAGGAATTAAATAAAAATAAATACGATGAAGATGAATTATTAAAAGCAATTGATTTAGATATTAAGGAATTAAGACCCAATATACCTACTAAAAATTTAAATTTAGTTCCTAAACCATTATATGATGAAGAAGTACTTCAAAATGAAGATTTAAGAAAGCAGGTAGCTGATTTAAACGTAGAAGTATCTAATTTAAATTCAACTATATCAGACTTAGAATCTCAAGTACAATCTGAAATAAATAATAGATTATCAATTGAGCAAACGAATGATGCGTTAGTTAATCAATTAAATACATTGGTGCAAACTATTGATGATTTTGCTTTACAAATACAAAATTCATTACAAAAATCAGTAGAGGAAGGTATTCTTAGAGCATCATTACAATCCCAAAATACCGGGTTTAAAGCACAAATTCAGGCATTGATTAAACAAATTGACTCATTGAATTCAATTATTGAAGGTTTACAATCCCAATTAGGAGCAGTACAAAATCAGCAAGCGATTGTACAAGGTACTCAAGCGCAAGCTATGGCAGCTGGAGCAGATGTGATAAATGATGTAGCTATTGTTAAGTTAGGACCAAAAGAAGATTCAAATGGTTTAGATTTATGGGCTAGATTCAGCGCAACCGGTGCACAGCAATGGAAAAATGGAAGCGCATTATCAATAACAAATAATGATAAGCAACCGATATCCGTATCAATTACAACTAAAAATCCAAAAGATAGAGAATTTTATAAAATACCTACAAAGAGTTTTAATGTAGAAGCAGGTGGACAAAAGGATGTAGAATTTACATTAAATATAGGAGCTGTTAATGATTTAGATTCTCGTAAAAAAGGCGGTTGGTTTAATGGTAAAAGCCATTCAGCTGAATATAAAGATGGTTCATTGAAAGTAACAATAACACGTTCCGATGGAACTGCTAAATCAAAAGAATATACAGCCGGCTTTGGTAAATATCACCCAGATTCATACTAATAAATTATGAGTATTAAAAAATATACAAATATAGATAACATAAATAATAATTCGGAAAATGCAGGACAATTTCTGCAAACTGAAGATTTGTTTATTGTATCTCAAAATCAAATAGAAGATACCGACTTTGGCGATTGTAGATATGATGTGATGGAAGTATCGGTTTATGATATTAATAATAATTTATTACCACAAAAGAATGGTAATAATGTTGCTTATATTAAAACGGGCGATATTAAAAACTATATGTATAGCCTTACAAATAAAGGTGGGCAAAAAGAGTTAGCAATTGATATTGAAAAATTATTAAATGATTTAGGATTTACAAATGGAATTCTAAAAGTTAATGTTAACTTTGTTAGAAATAAGGTAGGTAGTGATAATGAATTAACAAAAGTATGGGTACACGAAATATCACCATCAAGAACCGAAATCAGAATATTACCATTAAAAACGAAAAATAGTAATGTTAATAGTATAACTAATAAAGAATTTTCAAATATAAATAATTTAAGTAAAGATTTTAAATATTATAAAAAAAATATATTAGATTCATTAGATTCATTTGAAGCAAATTATTTAGAATCAATAACATCATTAA